CATCCCGTTAAAAAAAAAGTATTTCGAAGAGTTTGCTTCAGGGGAAAAAAAGATAGAGTATCGTGTCGAAGGACCCCGATGGAATGCAACCACGTGCCGAATTGGACGATCGGTAACGTTGAGTTGTGGGTATGGGCGAGGTCATCGGATTAATGGAATTATTACGGGATATCAAAGCAGTTCTATTCCTACGACTACTGAATCTTGGATTGATTGTTACGGATCAAATCGATCTCTGGCAGCGTGCATTCAAATTGATGTGGAGTCAATACTATGCTGAACAATATGCTGATCAAGCGGATCAAGACGTTGCAGCGGGCGGCGCAGATCGAGGAGGCGGATTACCGGGCTCTGCTGGCAGGGTATGGCGTTGCGTCATGCCGTGAGATGGACCTGAAGCAGGCGGCGGAGCTGATCTCTTTCCTGCAGAAGGTGGCCGGACAGGGGCAGGGCTCGCACCGAGCTCCGAAACGGTATGCGGATCTCGGAAGACGTGATGCGGAGTGGGCGACGGCGAAGCAGCTACGGATGCTGGAGGCGATGTGGATGGAGGTGACGGTGCAGAAGAGCCGAGGGACGGCCTTGGCGGCGTATCATTCGTTCCTGATGCACAAGTTCGGCGTGTCGAGCCCGGAGATGATCGCGCGTGAGGATGTGAGCAAGGTTCGTGCGGCGCTGGCGGCGATGAGAGGAAAGTTGAAAGTCAAATGCTGATCGTTATTTTTCTTTAATTTTAACCACAGGAGGATGTATGAGTGATCAAGTGACAATCTCTTTAAACCAATATCAGAAGCGGGTGCTGTTTTTTGCTGCAGTTTCCGTCGGCATTTCACTGTTTATCTTGCCGGTGATGGTGGAGTATCATGGTTTTGATTCGTCCAGATTTTCATTTCTGGAGTATGTCGCGGTGAGCAGTTTCCTGAGTCCGGATTCAGGATTTTTCGCGCCAAGGTATACGGTGAATGTGCTGGTGCTGGCGGCGGAGTGGGTGATGATCGGGATCTGTACGGCGTTTGGCGTATGGATCTCCGGTAAGATTGCCGTGAAAAGTGCCGAGTGATCAATTATCGATAAGTGATGTGTAAAGCCCGGTTTAACCGGGCTTTTTCATTTGCGTCAGAACGGAAGCTGTCCTTGGCCTTTGCTGACGGGTCGATTGAGGCGGAGCTGAACGGCGCGGACGCTCAGCCCGGTGGCTCGAGCAAGCTGGCGGGTATCCATCTGACCGAAGTGCTTTTCAATGAAGGCCTGTTTTTCGTCGGTAAGCTTTCGTTTGGGGATGTAGAAGGATTCGCCCCCGAACGACTCCTGTACGAGCGCGGCGGTCTGGTGGCCTGCATGAGTGCAGATAAAGTCGAGAAGTTCGTGTCCGAACATGGTTCCTGATTTGGGGGTTCAGATTTTTTCAGCGTAAGTGTTTTTTACGACATCCGCAAGTTTGAAGTGAGGTTAACCCTTTAGGGAAAGCTCGTCGTAGTATTCCCGGACAGCTTCCATCGCTCCGTTGGGGTCGCCTTTATATTGCCGGGCAACGGCGTCACGGATATTTGGCGGCAGGAGGCGATACGCGCGGCGGCGCAGCGCAATGGTCATGTCTTGCCAGAATCCCCAGGTGGCGGCGTTGATGACTTCTTCGTCGCTGAAGGATGGGTTCGATTCTGATTTGAGGTGGCTGGCGTGCTGGCGGGTGATGTGGGATTCCTGGAATACGGCGGCGTAGATCTGCCATGCTTCGTCGTGCGTCGGCAGGGGCTGGTATTTGTTGCCGCTGGCGAAGGTGGTTTTTCTGCAGCGGTCGACGAAGGTACGGAGGTCGGCTTTGCTGATGCCTTTCAGGCTGTCGGGGATCCCGGCGAAGGGTGGTGGGTCGATGCCGACGACTTTGACGCTGGCGTAGCTTTTGAGCTTGACGCGCTCGATTTCCTGCATTGCGGAGATGATTTCGGCGGCGCTGGCGTTGGTGAGGTGCAGTGCGGCCTGCACCATGGCGTTTTGTTCGGTGGTGCAGCCGAGTGTTTCGACGTCGTCCTGGCGAAGTCCTGCGGCTTTGAGCTTGCCGAGCAGTGCGGTCATGTCGTGCTGCCGGCGGCTGCGATCGCAGATTGTTTGTGGCGTAATCATATGAGGCCTTGCCTGAGTTTGTTGGTGATGATTTCCGGTTCGAGCCGTGACAGCACGATGTCGGATATTTCGTCGATGTCGTCGTCGAAAACTCCCCATACCGGACGTGCTGGGAACCGTGCCTTGGTGCGGTCTTCCGTCCATTGGTGGTACTTGAGGTAGTCCACCGAGACGAGGTAGAGATCGCCACCGTCAAGTTCATAGTCCAAGCTGTTGCGCAGGGTGCCATGGCGGATAAGTGGTTTACTGCCGGTTTTCTCAGCGGCTCGTTTCCGCAGGGTGCTTTGCGCGAGGGGTTTGTAGGGCGAGTATCCGTACCCGCTCATGTTGATGGTACGGATGGCGCTCCCCCGGAGCTGGGTGCCGATCTCTTTGAGGACTTGCTGGTCTTTGGCAAGTCCCTGGATTTTTCCGGGTAGATCGGTGACGTATTGGCGAGCGTCGTCGAGACCTATGATGGTGACTTTAATCATGTGCTTGCGTCGGCGCCGAGCTGAGCGATGATTTCGGCCAGTTTGTTGATGATGAGCTGGACGGACTGCCGTTGTAGTGTACGGGTTCGTTCGTTGAGCCAGTCTTCGAAGCTTTTGGTTTTATCGCCGATGAATTCGGCGTTGGAGATCTGCGCCTGCATTTCCGGCGTGACGGTGTCAGGCTTTTTGATGCCACGTTTTTCGGCCTGCCGTCGGCTGATGGGAATCGCGGTGCACCGGCAGTTGAAGCCGATGGGCGGGTAGTACTGCTTGTCGGTGCTTTTGAAGATTTTGCCGTGCAGGATGCGGTGCTCTGGACGAACTCGCTCGTCTTCGGCGGTCATGTACTCCCAGTACGGGAATCGGTCGGAGACCTCCTGCAGCTTGGCAAACTGCCCGGCCCCATAGGCGAGCGTGGTTTCGGTTCTCCAGATGGTACGGGTCTGGTAGCTGTTGAGGCGGCTGTAGCCCATGCGGTCGAAGATGGGATCGATCTCTTTGCGCCACTGGTCAATGCTGGTGCCGTTTTCGAGCGCCTGGGCAAGGGATTCCTTGAGGGCGTCCGAGAGGTCGACGTCGGTGACAATGGCCGAGACGAAGGCTTTGAACCGGTGGAACGCGGCGGCGTCTTTGTTGCCGAAGCGAAGTGGGAGATCAATCGTTGGGGCGTCGGCTTCGAATGATGCGGTTTTTTCACGAAGCGTCGCGGTCGTGATATGGCTGGTGGTCGATGCCATGTCGGGTTCGTCAAGCGCGGCGAGCTGGTTGTTCATTACGGTCGCTCCGCGTGACCAGGCGATGTCCATGGCCCCTTGCAGGGCGCTGCTCCATGCGGTGATGAAGTCCTGATCAGGCTGAGGAGAGAGGATCTCTTCAACCGTTGCGGTCAGGGCTTTTTTTTTAGCGTTTCGCCGGCGGCGATGAGGGCGTCAAGGTCGTAGCCGGATTCAAAGGTCGTGGCGGGCGGTTGCGGGGCCGTTGGCTGCGGGGCGGCTTCTTCCCAGTCGCCGGGTTCGTACCCGCGTTTGGCAAGGAGCTGGTTGCTGGGCTTGCGGCCGGTGGCTGTGGCGTAGACCCGATCGATTTCGGCCTGCGCTTTGTCGTTTGCCGGCGGGTCGTAGAGGTAGAAGCCGGCATTTTCTCCGTCATCGGGAATGTTGTTGACTTCGATCATCCAGTCAACGGCGGATTTGATGAGGTCTTCGGCGAGCTCCTTTCCGGCGGAAAGGGCGTCGTCCTGGATCTCCATGCCGCTCTGGCTGCTGGCGTAAGCTCCGGTTCCCTGGGCGTTGGTGGCAAGGTCGCTGCCGAGCCAAAGCATGTTGATGGTTCCGCGGCACGACTTTTTGAAGATCTCGTAGGCGTCCGAGGTCGAGGATCGGCCTTTGTTCTCGACTTTTTCGATGCGGGTTCCCTCTTCGACAACGGCGACGGCGGCGTTCCGGAGCGCACGCAGGGCGGCTTCGACCTTGTCCTTATACTCGTTGGTGCTTCCGGGCGGCACCCAGCCCATCCAGTGGTCACGGCCGTCATCCTCGAGGAATCCGAGGTGGAATTCGAAGTTCGCGGCGAGACCTTTGGCGTACCAATATGCCTCATCGAGGAGGCCGTTGCCGTAGGGGTTCTTGTAGCTTGCTTCGTGCTGGACACAGATGAACTTCCGGGGCCATTTGTCGTGGACGCGGATTCCGTAAGGGTTTTCCCTGGTGACCAGCAGCAGGTTGTTGCCCTGGTCGAATTCGAACCATTCTCGCGGCTTTTCCACCAGGTTGGTGATGCGGTGCTGGCCGTTGACCTGTGCCCACATGGCTTCGAAGACGGTATAGCCGTAGTCGCGGGCGCTGGTGGCCGCGGGGATGATTTTGTTGATCGGCAGGGTCCCAATGACCTCTTTCATCCATTCGGCCCGGGCTCCCCGGCTGGTGGTTCTCGATACGTCCCATTCAAGTTTCTTGATGCCTTCCCGGTACCGCCGGGCGACGGCGGCCACGTCGGGCTGCTTGATGGTAAGGTCAAACACCTGTATGGTGCGACCGATGTTGTTGAGCACTTTCGAGGGGTGCGGCAGGAGGCGCGTGACGGCGAGGGCCGCCTCGACGTAGGTGCGGACGGCGACTTCCTGAGTGATGGTCGATGGTGTGGCGGTGCGTGGCATTATTGGAACATTCTGGTGATTGAGTGGCCGAATCGGCCGTCGTATCCGTCGAGGAGGCGCTCGATGCGGTCGGTACGGGCGGGCTGGTCGAGAGGCGCCCTGATGGCGCCGATTATTTCGGGCGAGACGGTGCTTCCGGCGTTGACGGCGAGGGCCGCTGACCAGAAGAAGTCGGCGTGGCTGTTCGGGTTCTCTTCGTTCTCGATCGGGTCAAATCGGGTGTTTCCGGCGGCGGTGACCGTCTGGTGCATACTGTGGAAGTCCTCCCTGATGACATCGGCAAGAGGTCCGTCCCCGGGGAGCAGGAAGTCTCGGTCTTCCATCTTGGTCTTGACCAGCTCGGCCATGCGGCTCTTGCCGGTATTATTGAAGGTGACGGATTCGACACGGTACATGCCGAAGTCGAGCTGTGCGTCTTCAGCGATCTGTGCGCCCATGCCGCCGTTATCGATTCCGGCGCGGTGGCACAACGGGTGCATCAGGTAGGTCTTGAGCGTGGCGTACTGGATCCGGAACGCGGTTTTCTCCATCGGGTGGACGATTCGGGTGAGGTGCCGGTTGCCGGCAAGTTCGTTCACCCAGATGACGGATAGGTTGCGCTTGCGGCCGATGTCCATGCCAAGCACGAATGGGTTGCGGATTTCCTCAAGCGCCTGAAGGAGGCCTTTCTCGGTGCAGCCTCCGATGAGGCTGTAGGTGAGGAAGGCGGTCGATTCGTCGATGGGGTTGCAGCAGTACTCCTGCTCCCATGAGGTCGGGCCGGCCTTGGCGCGTTTTTCATCGAGCCATTTTGTGCGTTCGGCAAGCGTGGTCTTGCGCCCGAAAATCTTGTCGACAAGACCCTGATCGACGGCGTCGAAGATGGTTGTCTTGTGGACAATGGCTCCAACCGCGGCGGCGTCCTGAATGAGCTTGTAGAACCGGCAGCTCATGCCGTTGTGCGTGGAGATGATGCGCAGCGGGAATCCCCAGGTGGTGACCGGTTCGGCGGCCGCCCACATGCCGTCCTGGTCTTTGTGCCAGGCAAATTCATCGAGCACGACTTTGCCGCCTTTCGACCGGAACTGCGACGGTGAGCTGGTGAGCGCCGTTATACGGCGACCGTTGCTGAAGGTGATAGACTTCACGGTGACAGGGCGGCCTTCGTCGTCGAGGACTTGCTCGTTCATCGCCTTAGCAGCTTCGTTGAAGAGCTTGGCCCATTTCTCGCAGTAGAGGATGTACTCGCGGGCGGCGGTGTCGTCGGCGGAGCTGAACCAGACGTCCCACCTGCCGGCGACGGCGTCGCGCACGTCTTCGTAGCTCTGGACGTAGGTCATTCCTCCACGTCGCGTTTTTTCCCAGATTTTGAAGGGGCTGTCGTCGAGCAGCCAGGCGATCTGGTACGGCAGGAAGTACCGGTTAAGGTTGGGGGCCATAGGTCAGGATCTCCGGATTCCGAGGATTTCCTCTTCGATCTGCCGGATGGTTTCCGGGGTGAGCTGCTTCGGCTTTTCGGCTTCCGGTTCACCGTCGGGATCCGCTGTTTTTTCTTCGTAGTTCTGCAGCTTGAGCAGCAGCGGGGCCATTTTACCGATGAAATAGAGCTGGGACTGGCTGGGCTCTTCCCCGGATTCGCAGCTCTGGATGGCTTTGTCCGTGAGGCTCTGGATGAGCTGATAGAGCTTCTCGTGCGTCTTCCCGGTGGCTTCGGCAAAGCCTTTGCGGCGTCCGGACCAGTTTCCTTCTGTGGCCCAGTACCGGACGGTCCTCTCTGCTACGCAGAGACGGGCGGCGATATCGGCCTGTCCAAGACGCTCCTGAACGTAGAGGCGTTCGGCTTCGGCGTAAAGTTCCGCTTTTTTTGCCATGGACGTGTTACCCGTTCAGCTCTTCGTTGATGGCGGCGATCTGCCGGTCGATCGATCGGATGGCGACGGCGTTGTCGTTGAGTTTTTCGGCGGCCCGTCGAATGGCGTCGGTGTCGAGCGTCGAGATTTCGGCGAGGCTGTCGGCCTTCATCAAGATGATGGTCAGGGCGTCGATGGCGTCGGATTCAAAGGCTTTGCGCTGAGTACGGAGCTGGTCGTGCTGGCCGCGGCGCTTGAGGCGAAGGTCTGACAGAATGCTCATGATGCGTTGTGGATTTTGTTGATGCACCGGTTTTCGAGCAGGCGTTCGAGTTTTGCGAAGATGTCGCGAAGTGCGGTTTCGTGCGCTTGCTGCATGGCCTTAATCCTCTCGACCAGTCCACGATTGATACTGATCTGCTCCCGGTTGTCGTCGAGGGCCTGTTTGAGCAGTTCGAAGTCCTGTTCGCGTCCGCTGGTAACCTGGTGTATGATGGATTGGTATACGTCCCTGCTGTGCAGTTCCCTCTGCTCCCATTTGCGGTTCTCCCCTCGCATGTAGAGGATCATGACTCCGGCAAAGATGCTGATCGAGAAAAAGAGCAATACCGCGATGCCGAGGGTCTGCGCCAGTTCGGTCGCGTTGGATGGCAGGAAGTCCATGTTTGCATGTTTGGTTACCGATCGATACAGCTGCAAGGTAGCGCCAGAAATGACGAGAAGCCCGAAGAACCGCGTCGCTGAATGGTTTCGACGAAGCGGTACACTACAGGATGACGGTTTTGTTGGGGTAAGTTGATCTCTATAAGGCGCAGGAAACTGCGCAAGGATAACCACCTGATGAAGCAGGACAGACATGGTCGGTGATGGCGCGGTTGCCAGTAAGGCGTTAATGCCAGTAGTTGCCGACCATTGGAAATTCAACAACGATTCAACTACCGTTCACATGCCATTTAAGAGACACAAGATTTTTGCGAGCGGGGTCCACAAGAAGGACAATCCGGCTCAGGCCGTCTGGACGGCGGACCGGGTTCGGGGAGTGTATGAAAGTTCGAGGGAGAGCTCGCCGGCGTTGATTCCGTACACGTTCCGGCATCCGGAAAATGCTCTTCCGGTGCTTGGATATGCCGATCGCGACAGCCTCGCCGTGTTTGAGGAGGGCGGAAGGACGTACCTTTCCGTGGTGCCAAAGGAGATGGCAAAGGAGTTCCTGGGCGGGCTCAAGGCTACCGGGTTCGATAAGGTGAGTATTGGCCTCGGCCAGAAGGGCGAGATCGTGCACATCGGGTTTACGGACAATCCGGCGGTGGCCGGACTTGGCGCGGCGTTCGAGGCGTCTGAAATGGTGCCTCCGGTCTACCTCGAAGAGGTCGAGTTCGAGGCCGGGGACCTCGGACATGAGTTACGGTCGGCGTTCGAGGTCTCCTGGAAGTGGCAGTTGCAGAGCTGGATGTCCGACGTGGCGTCGCTCTTCCAGGCTATGCGGGAGCAGAAGATCGAGACAGACGGCATCGATGCGGCGGACAAGTTCCTGCCGTCGTATGTGCTCGACTACCTGAAGCGCCCGCTGCCGGACGACCATAACGACAACGAAAACAACGGAATCACACCAACCTATGAAGGAGATACACCTATGACCGCTGAAGAGCGAGCCAGGATGGAACGGCTTGAGGCCGAAAACAGGACGCTGCTCGATCAGGCAGCAGCGGAGCAGAAACGTAAGCGCGGCGAGGCCGTGGAGCAGTTCTGCGCCAACCATGCCGCGATCGTGACCCCGGCAATCAAGCCTGCTGTGGTGGCGATTCTTTCGGCGCTGCAGGGCATCGATGGCAACCTGACGTTCGAGGCTGACGGCAAGCCGGTCGAGAAGAGCCCGTTCGAGGCGATGTGCGACCTGATCGGCGGGGCGAAGCCCGCGGTGGTGTTCGAGGCCGTGGCGACCAACGACAATGGCCCTGCCGGCGACGGCAACCCGAGTGCTGACCAGGTACAGGAGGCCCTGGCGGCTCAGTTCGAGGCGGCGAAGGCAAAGTGATCGCCTCTGCCCGGTTCACCGGGCACGCTCCGGGTCCGTTGTGGGGAACGGCCCGGAGCTGATTTTTCTACATAACTCTTCCGGAGACAACTATGCTTCTTTTCCAGGCTTCCGCGGGTGACGCGGTGACCTCGATGGTGCTCAGCGAACTGCGCAAGTATGCACCGGTCCTCGAGTACCTGCAGTTCTTCAAGGCTGACGGATCGGGCGCGACCGAACGCTACGGCGACGATATCGACGGCACTCTGGCCACCAGGACGATCGGTAACGATTTCTCGACCAAGGATGTCGAGCCGGACTACGGGACCTTCGCGCTGAAGATCCTCGGCAAGAACGTGCGGATCGATATCGCCTACGAGGAACGCGGCGGTGATGTGCCCAGCGAGTTCCAGATCAAGCTGAAAAACTGGGCGATGAACGCGGGCAGGAACTTCATGTATTACCTGATCGACGGCAACGCGACGACTGACGCGACCCAGTTCAACGGTCTGCGCAAGATCATCGCCCTGCTTGATGCCGCCGGCGTGAGCGACCGGGTAATTTCGCCGGCCGGAGATAACGGCCTGCAGATCCCGCTCGGCAACGACAATACCGCTCGCAAGGCGCAGCAGCAGTTCCTTGAGCTGCTCGATAACGTGATCGAGTCGGTCGATGGCGGAGCGAACTGCCTGATGATGGACGGACTGCTCTTGAACAGGCTGTCGGCGGTGGCCAAGGAGATGACGACCATCACCCTGAACCAGTATGATGCCATCGTCGGCAGCTACAAGGGCATCCCGGTTGTGCCGACAAGCCGCAAGTACGACGGCACCCGCATCATCCCGTGGTCCGAGACCGTCGGCACCTCGACGGACTGCTCCAGCGTGTTCGCCTTCCATTCCGCCGAGAAAGCCGATCTGACGGCCATGACCACCAGGACGGGCCTCAAGGTCTACCCGATGGAGAAGGTGAGCAACTTCTACCAGCACATGGTGCAGCTCCAGATGGATATCGCGGCGCTGTCGAACCGGTGCGTGGCGAAGCTCGAAGGCCTCAGGCTGGGGTGATCGGTGCTGTACTGTAACCTGACATCTCTGCAGGGGTACATGCCCCTGCAGAAGATCATCGAGTGCTGCGACGATTACGGCGCCGGATCAATGGACGCGTCAGCAACGGCGAACCTTGAGGCGGCCAACGCGGCTGCGGTGTCGGAGATCCACCTGTACGTCAGGGGCCTGTACACGGTGCCTTTCGTTTCGGTGCCGGATGAAATCGCATCGATAGCAGCGCAGCTCACCAAGGTGCAGCTTTATTACCGTCGGGCGGCCGAGGAGGTTCCCGAGTCGATCGCGGCGCTGCACAAGCGCCTGCAGGAGCAGCTCAAGGGAATCACGGAATCGACGTTCCGGATCGAGAGGAGTGAAGGAGATCCGGAGGCAGCAGCTCAAGGGCCGCGGGTGAGCAAGACGTTCCAGCGGTTTCCCCAGGGATTTCAGGGCGGCCTTCTGGACGAGAATGCCGATTTCGACCTGAGACGGCTGTACTGACGGGAACCCGGAAAAACGGCCAAGGATGGCCAAAGTATGCTCGTAATGTCTCCATGTGTCACTTGCGGGTAGCTATGGGCTGTTAAAGGCCTGTTCAACGCGATTAAACGTAGTTATGGCGGCTGGTGCTGCCTGACTTTCAGGAGAATAGCGACTATGCCGAAATTTTCACCTCTCTCAGCTACCCGACTGGCCGGATGCCATCCGGATCTGCAGAGGCTGTTTTCTGTCGTGATCGAGCATTTCGATTGCTTGGTGCTTTGTGGCCACCGGTCGAAGGCGGAGCAGGATGCTGCCGTATCTGCCGGGAACTCGAAAACGCCGTGGCCGCAGAGCAAGCACAATGCGACGCCGAGCCTGGCCGCCGATGTGGGTCCGTTTGAGAAGCCGTCGATGCCGATCGATTGGGCTGACCGTGAGCGGATGATGCTGTTTGCCGGGTTCGTCACCGGGGTGGCCAGCATCATGGGGATTCCGATCCGTTGGGGCGGCGACTGGGATCAGGATACGCAGGTCAAAGACAACAGTTTCGATGACCTGGTTCACTTTGAACTTGTAACAAAATGAGCACAATTTTCGAAAAGATCGGGAGCGTGATCGGTGGGGTTGCTCCTGCAATTGCCGGGGCTCTCGGGGTGCCGACTACGGCGCTCTCGGCGGTGAAGTGGCTGGGCGAGAAGCTCGGTCTGTCCGATGCTTCGCCGGAGGCGGTAGCCAAGGCAGTGGAGGCGATGACCCCTGAAGAGGTGCTGAAGATCCGTGAGTGGGATCATGAGTACCAGATGGCCGAGCTGGCCGCAAAGACCGACTTGGCGAAGTCATCGATGACGACTCAGGCGAGCCTTGAACGGACGTATGTGACGGACACGTCCGATGCACGGCATGTCCATGCGGAGAATACGGGGGTGTTTTACCTCGGCCTGGCAATCCTGACGACATTCACGTTGACGATGGGGGCGGTGCTGTGGGGATCGTATGCCCTCATGACGGGAGGGATGCCGGTGAAGGATGTGGCCCTGGTGGCGACGGCAACGGGATTGATCGGCACCGTGGTCGGGTATGCGGCGGCAAATGCGCAGCAGGTGGTGAGCTACTATTTCGGCAGCTCGCGCGGCAGTGCCGACAAGACCTCGGCGATGGCTCAGGCGGTGGCGTCGATCGGGCGAGGGAAACAGGGTTCGTAAGGCCAGAAACGCGATAAACAAGGACGGCAATGCTCGGTGAAACCCTGCGGATAGCGATGCTGGACGGTGCTGCGACGGCGATGGCCGGCGGTGTCGAGGTGCGGATGCATACCGGAGATCCCGGTCCTGCGGGGACGGCCCATGTGCTGGCTCCTGGTGATGGTTATGCACACCTTACGGGGGTGTCGTTCGCCCGGGTGATGCAGGAGCTGAAAAGCTTGTCGGCGCAGGTGCTCGGGACTCGGACTGGCGGCGTGGACGTGACGCTGACACATTTCTCAGTATGGAAAGATGGGTCGCTCTTGTTTGCTGCCGAGATGGAGTCTCCAGTATCGTACGCCGTCCACGCAGTTCCGCCCAGGATTCCTGTCGGTGGATTGACGGCAAGCCTGGTTTGACTGATTTTGATAACTGAATTTCACGGAGGATATCATGCCATTTTCTACATCCGCAAAACAGGTCATGCTGGACGCGATCGAGACCGATCTCGCAGACGCGGCGATAGTCCGGCTGCATACCGGTGATCCTGGCGCAGCGGGGACCGCAAACACGCTGGCCGAAGGGAACGGGTATGCGCACCTGACCGGGGCCTCGTTTACCCGCACTGGCGTGACCCTGGCCAGCGACAAGGCGCTGGTCCCCGGCGTGAGGACGGGTGGCGGAGATCAGATCATCACCCATGTCAGCGTCTGGAAGTCAGGGGCAACGCCGGCGTTCCGTATGTCGGCACAGCTGGCTGCGCCCGTCACCTATGCGGTCGGGGGACTGCCGCCCGGGTTTGACATCGGGGCGCTGTCCGCAACGATCACCGACCCGGCATAACCCGTCCTGATATCATCACCGTCTATCACTGCATCTGATGTCAACAACTGTCACCACATACATCGTCCCTGGAGCGATATCGTTTGTCGTCCCGGCTGGGGTCTATGTCGTGACGGCGAAGGGCATCGGTGGTGGCGCGGCCGGTGGCGGCCGGACAACGCAGGGATGCGGTGGCGGCGCCACCGGTGGATGCTACGCGGCGGCTACGTTCGCGGTCACCCCGGGAGAGACGCTTACAGGAAGCGTCGCTGCGTCGGTCACCGGAGGGGTGACGCAGGTCAACGGCAATGATTCGTACCTGCAGCGATCTGGCGTTGATCTCATCCGCGCAAAGGGCGGCATTGGTGTGCCGGTCAACACTGCGGCCGCGGCGACTCCGTCGACCAGCGGTTGCGTCGGAAATGTCGTTTATGCCCCAGGTCGGGGACAGGCCGCAAGCGGCACGACCTATTCGGGTGGCGGTGGTTGCGCCGCCGGACCGTCAGGAGCTGGCGCAGCGGCGAGCCCCGCAACAGCAAGCGCAGCCGGACAGTTTGGCGCCGGCGTGTCCCCGGCGGGAAATGGCGGCGGATCTCGGTCGTCAGCTGGTAACGGTAACGCCGGCAGCACCTACGGCGGTGGTGGGTCGGGCGCATGGAGATCCTCCAGCACCAACCGCAACGGCGGAGGTGGCGCGCAGGGGTGGATACAGATTACCTATGATCTGGTTGTTCCGGGGTATCTGTCGGACGTCGCCGGCGCCCCAACGCATGCCTGGTCGCTGCGCCGTCTCGATCCGGGGTATTCCGGGCCTGCAGTCCTGGCATGGAAGCCAGGAGGAGCGACGCTCCCTGTCGGGTTCGCTATCGACGGAGGGCTTGATACGACTGCCCTGCTGGCATTTGCTGGCGGCGGGGACGCATTCGTCACGACGTGGTACGATCAAGGGTCGGGTGGCAAAAATCTGGTGCAGGCTGACTCGGCAAAAATGGCGAAGATCGTCGCTGCCGGAACCCTTAACGTCGATGCCGCCGGAATCCCGGCGTCGTATTTTGACGGTGGTGATGGCCTGCAATCAGCATCCGTGTCGTTGCACACCTACGGTAGCTGGTTTGTTCGGGGTCAGTTATCGGCCGCGAACATATTGATCGAGCTGTCTCCCGACACGAATTCCTTTGATGGGCAGGGTTTCACAGGTGACAACAGCCTGACACCATGGGCCTTCAGGCGTGGTGGTAGCATGAGGTATTGCCAGGGATCATCCGGTTGGTTTGTTTCGACGACGCCTCATGTCGGGACGCTCATCAATTCAGGCGTCGCGGCGTATTACCTCGACGCAGTGGCGCAGGCAAACGGCACTGAGACCGGTACAATGCCGGCGAATTCGACCGTTACGGATGCCATCAACGTCGGAGGCCGGAACGATGGTAGCGGGAGTAACTGCACCGGCTATATCTCTGAAGTCATCATCTACGACAACGTTGATCAGACGGCCAATCTGTCAAGCATCGTCAGTAACATGCTTGGCGCGTGGCCCCCGGCCCCCGGGGCGTCGTTCACGATGGTTACAGGATCCGTCTCGGCGAGTGGTGCAACATCCGGTGCGATATCGGCTATAGCAGGGAGAGTTGCCGCGGTTCAGTCTGTCGCTGTCATGTCGTCGTCCGCGTCCGCGGTTTCCGGGCAGTCGTCATCTGTCCTGTCGGACGGAGGCGTTATTGCTCTGTCCCAGGGCGTCCACCTGGCTTCGGGCCCTGTTGGTGCCGTTGCTGCCCTGAGCGGGTTACGGTCGACACTTCCCGGGCTGATCTGCCAGGCAATTGGTGCCGGGACTGTCGATTACGTCGTTGATGCGTGCGGGTCCATGGCTGTGCAGGTATCTGCGCAGATTGATGTCTCGGCGTCTGGTGTTGGTTTCGCCAGCGAGTCAGGATCCATCCCTACGGCGGGAGTTACGTCCGCATCACCATCTCTGCCTATCCGGATCACTGCTACGATATCGGACCCTGGTGGAGTGTTGGGGCTCATGTATGTGCCAGGCACTGAGGATACGTATCTCCCTGTGTTCGGTAATCTGGTGTCGTCTGGTGGGGTGGCGGCCTTCGAGGGAGACCTCCCGGAGATGGCCGTCAGAGTCTCGGGTTTAGATGGAATGTACGACGTCGACCTGTCCGAGGTGCTTGGCCGGTTGTCCGGGGCTGTTTCTGGCCTTGGCGCGATGACGGCCGGCGCCGGATTGCTGTCGACATGCCGTATGGAGGTCGTCGCCGACTCTATGGTATCGGCGGTGATGCGCGGGCAGGTGTTTTCCGCCGAGGAGGAGGAAGAAATTCGCCGGATCGTAAACGAGGTGATTATGAACGAGGAGACTGTGGCCGCGATCGCACAGGCTACTGTGGCGGCGGTGATTGAGGCATTGACGCCAATGGTCGGTCAGGTGCATGACCTGCATCTGATCGCCGGGCTTGATGCATCGGCACCGATGACCGTGAGTGAGACGGCGATGTCTGCAGGTGACGTGTTGCTGTCGATCGAGACAGTCAGCGAGGTCGTGACTGTGAGGCGAGATGTTGTATGACCTCTGCACTCAATCGTGCTACCCGAGGTTGGTTGTCGGGTCCTGCCCAGCGGGCCTCGCACGGGTGGATTGCAGGACGACAGCTGAATCTCATTATGGCCACCGTCCGGATTCACCTGGTGCTTCGGGCACTCGTAACAATAGATGATATGGGACAAATCGTCAACATAGAGGATCAGATTCGAGGACGGTTAACCGCTGATTTACCGGGCGTTGACCGGTTGGTGAAGTCAGCTCGCCGTCTGGACGGAACCCTTGTAGAAGTTCCGCTGAAGGTCGCGAGCTACCCGAAAAAACCGACGGAGAACGGGTTGAAGACACTGGCGGCTGCCGGAGCAGTTCTAACTCGGTTCGTTGGAAGCCGGTACGGATCTCCGCGTGATGTCGAAGGTGTGAGGGTGCAGGATCGCGAGATGAACTATGAGGTGTTGTGCCTCGCGGATTCCCTCCTCGATGAAGATGCGGCGCGGGGTGTCTACGAGATCCTCGATGCGGCCGCGGATCGCCTGGTAGGGTTTCAGCCGGCCGATGCGGTCGGACCGATCGTGCTCCTTCGTGATGATTACGTCCAGGAGACGTCCGGGACGTGGGAGTATGGGATTCTTGTTTCGCTGACGGCGCAGAAGGTGAGGTTGGCATGAGTCATGTCCGGACACAGATCAGGGCCGCTGCAAAGGCGTGGATGGAGGAGATTACTCCGGGCAAGGTGTTTGGCCGGGTGCATCCTCTGAAGCCGGGGACGTTCCCGGGGATCTGCGTGTTTTTCGACGAGGAGGCCGGGTCGCCAGATGGCGCGCCTGTCGGCGC